CGAGCAACAGGTGCTCTTCCTATGTTTGATTTATGGTTCTCAGTAATGGGAACAATCGGATGGTTCGCAGTAGGAATGTTATGGCATGATAGAGCTTTAATCATGTTGAATGGCGCACTTATATTAGTATTAGTAATGGGATTAATGAAAGCATATTTGATATGAAAAAAGAAGAATACGAAAGATATACAGTACATAGAAGTAAAAGAGTAGCAAAGTTTTGGGCAAACAAATCCAATGGAACATATCTAGGATTTAAGGATGATGTCGATTATACCTACGCAGTAGAGAAGTCAGGCACAACTAAATTAGGACATGATAAGGGTGGATACATAGTAGGATACAAGGACAAATTTGAATTTGTCGTAAGAGAGGATTGGAAACCATGAAACAAGTATTATTAAAATACTGGCGAAAGATAGAACCATATTACTATTGTTATTCTTCTTGGTTATATGCAATAGGTATAGTGTTTATATTACTGTTATTTCTAGGATTGTAAAATGTATATCAATCCATTGTTTGATGAATTATCAGATAAAGAGATTCCGACTAAGACATGTCGCAGATGTAATGAAACAAAACACAAATCACTATTTGCTCATAGATCATATAATAAGAACGGACAAGCAGAGTATAAGAATTACTGTATAGAGTGTGATAAGAAATCATCTAAGCAAGTCGCATTAATAAAGAAACAGATCGGCGCTGTTCCTGTCGATCATATATGTGATTGTTGTAAGAGATCAGAAAAAGATATTTTAGATGCGTATAGACTATTTCAAGGAACAATGAAGAAAACAGTTTGGACTTATGATCATGATCATAAAACAGGAAAGTTTAGAGCAATTATTTGTCAACCATGTAATTCAATCATGGGCAATCTACAAGACAACGAAGATATAGCAATCAAAGTATTATCGTATATAAGGAAACACGCATGAAGAAAATAATTGTTGGTGGAGATTCTTTTACAGATAAAAACATGCCTAAACATGCTTTGCCAAAACCACTAGATTTTAAAATGTGGGGAGAACTTATAGGTGAAAAACTTAATTGTGAAGTTATTAATGCTGCAATAAGTGGATATGGTAATCAAGCAATATATCATAAAACACTAGACGCAATAATGAGTAATAAAGATGCAGATCATGTATTTGTTATGTGGTCTGAATGGACAAGACAAGATTTTTTACTAGATACCTTAGATAAATTTGAATATAGAAGTATATGTGTTTATCCATATAGGCAATCTTATGATATTGATAAATGGTATGATGATAGTTTTAATAAAAACTTTCCTATACAATATGATAAAAATTTTATATCACCAAAGCCTAGTATGGAACAACTTGTAAAAACAAATACAAATTACATGTATTCTATAAAAGTCATATGTGAAAAATTAAATATACCATATACTACTTGTCAAGCAATGGATACTGGTATTGAGTCACAAACGCAAATTACTATGGTAGATTTACTCAAAAAAGAATATGGTAAAGATTTTAAGATTAGTAATATAGACGGTCACCCAAATGAGAGAAGTCAAAAGTTTATAGCAAATAAAATGTTAGAGTTTGCAAATGAATGATGTATTAGTATCATATCAAGGTGGTCAATTTGGAGATTGGTTAAGATACTTCATCGCACAACACGATGGCTTTGAGAAGTTTAAAGATGTACAAACAAAACCAATACCAGAACGTAATGACCCTGTATTTCCTAACTTTAGTTTTGAGAATATGAACAAGATCAGTTTACATAGGTGGAATACACTAGAAGAGTTTAAGTCTCAACTCATAGAATCTAATTTAAGACAAGTGTATAAACCAACTGCATGGGCACACAATATCGCACACAACCCAGAGAACTACTATAACGATAACGTTGATTGGAAATACTATAACATAGTAAGACAGACGAATATGAGTATAATATTTGTCAGTTTAGACCCATTGTCGGAATTGTTTGAAGTGTATCTAAAAAGACAGACACAGTACACAACAGGAAATATACTATCTGAAGAGGACTTTAGAGATAGTTGTTATAAGAGTTATATACACAAAGAATTTCCTAAACATGAATTAAACCATGTAGTAAGAATAGATCAACTCGCAGAGTATAATGAAGAGGAGTATGCGAAACTTACAAAATTTTTAAAAATGAAACCATTAAGCAATTGGAAGCATTATGTAAAACAACTTGACTTAGTAAAGGACCCATCGAAATGAATGATGTATTAGTATCATATTTTCCTGGCGAATTTGGAGATTGGTTAAGATACTTTATCGCAGAGCATGACGGTTTCGAAAGATTTACATATCCACCAATGTCAAAAACATTACCACGTTTTAATATTGATAATGAATTTTATCACACAGGAATTGATTTAGATCGTTGGAATACACTAGAGGAGTTTAAGTCTCAACTGATAGAATCTAATTTGCGACAAGTGTACAAACCTCGACCATGGACACATACAATAGCACATAACCCAGAAGATTTTGATGCTGATACTGATTGGAAATACTATGATATAGCAAGACAAACAAACATGAGTATAGTATTTGTTAAACTCAATCCTTTATCCGAATTATTTGAGACATATATCAAGAGAAAGATGATGAATGTATTTAAGAAGAATGTATTATCGGAAGAACAATTGCGATATAGTTGCCAGAAGAGTTATATACATAAAGAATATCCTCAACATGAATTGAACCATGTAATAGAGATAAACGCACTAGCAGATTATGACGAACAAGAGTATAATAAACTGACAACGTTTCTAAGAATGACACCATTGAATAATTGGAAATCATATGTAAAGAAACTAGAAAAGGTAAAACTATGAGTCATGTAAAACTAATATCCTATACAACAAACGGACAAGAGGATACACTATCGGAGATTGTCGCACATTGCGCCAGAGTATCAAATCCTAGTAATCAAAATAACAAATCCACAGCGCATAAATTGTTAAACTATCTCAAGGAACATAAACACTGGTCACCCTTTGAAATGGTCAATATCTGTTTAGAGATCAACACAACAAGAGACATCGCAAGACAAATACTCAGACATAGAAGTTTCACATTTCAAGAGTTTTCACAAAGATACGCTAATCCTAAAGACTTGGATACTATGTTCACAACAAGAGAGACCCGCCTACAGGATAAAACCAATCGACAAAACAGTATAGAGATAGAAACCGACCCTTCGCTCGCTGAGAACTCGGGCTATTTAAACCTCATTACAGAATGGGGACAAAGACAACGATCAGTAATCAACGCAGCACAAAAAGCATACGAATGGGCAATAGAGAATAACATTGCAAAAGAACAAGCAAGATCAGTATTACCAGAGGGATTAACAATGTCTAGACTATACATGAACGGAACACTAAGGTCTTGGCTTCATTACTTTGATACAAGATGCAATGCAGATACGCAAAAGGAACATAGACAAATAGCAACAGCGTCAAGAGACATCATAACTAAACTCATACAGTAAATATAAATAGCATTGTGTAAGGAGAACAACGCAATGAAAATACTATTAACATTAATACTATGCAGTGGAATAGCTGGAGAATGCTTGCCAGGATATGATTGGCCAGTAGAATTTGACAGTTATTACGAATGTCTGCAAGAAGGCAATATACAAGCATATAACAAACTAGCACTCATAGGCCCAGAAGAGGTCAATGAATTTCGTATGTTTGTGAAGTTTAATTGTAGTCCCTCAGAGAGAGTAGATACATGATGAATACATGTAAACTCTGTAATTGTGAATGTCATTGTAATATGCCCTTACATACACCTTCTAACGAACTCGATACAGGAGGCCCTTGTATATGTGAGAAATGTGATTGTACTAACATAGAGGATGGTATTCCTTATGTAGATACAGGGGACTAAGCGGAACAATGGAGAACAATCACTATGGACAGGATAATCATTGTCATACTCATACTCTCATTCTGTACAGTTGCATTGTGTAGTAAAGACCCTCATACTATAATACGAGATATGCGACAATCTACGGAAAAGGTACAATAAAACATTGAGTCGTTGTGTTTAAAGTCTGCGGCCACTCGGCAATTTTCTGAGACACACTGAGATTACCCCATAGAGCATTCACAGCGTACACACAGCGTATGCTCCATCTAGCTGCATATGCAACACATCAAATAACATTCAAGCCAATCAGCATCGCCGAGCATCGCAACAAGCAAGCGGCCTGCAGTCATTCTACCCCTGATACAGTCTAAAAAAAATGAGTATATAACCAAATTAACCCTTGACAAGTTTTGTATATACCTGTATAATGACTCTGAGGGTCAAAAGAATAGCTGTATCTAAATAGATCATTATGTGGCATCATCCGTCTTATTACAAACGTCTCGCAGAAATACGCAGAGAGGAAGAGAAAAAAGAAAAGAAAAAGGCCTTGACAAAGGCTGAGTTATCTGATAGGATAGAAAAGCAAACTAAGGAAAGCATCAGCGATTGCTTAGAGTGATTCCTTTCTTTGCATTCTCTATGGCATTCTGAATTAAGGATGTTGTGGCCCACATAGGTTTCTCACCGAAAGTTCTCTCATTAGAGTGTGGGGTGGAAGTTTCAGACACTGCCATAGAGATCATTCATCATACGCAATAGTTGTACGGGCGCCTTATATCAAAGGTGGTGCTGGTAATCTATAAAGTACAGTAGACCTTTGTATATGTCGCAGAGGGTTATTCATCTGAGAGAACGCAAAGACACTGCCCCCCTAAAACTGAGCGTAGTTCATGTACATGTGACCTCTCAAAATTTTGGGATATATTTTTTTACTTGACTTGGTAATGCGAATGTGTTATATTGACAATACAACGTGTGGGTGTATGATCTCGTAGCTCAGTTGGATAGAGCAATAGTCTTCTAAACTATAGGTCGTAGGTTCGAATCCTACCGAGATCGCCACTCGTATTAATCTAACACTTTGAGTCGTTCTTGTTTTGTTCTACATATGTTCTAGGTCAGCGAGCGAAAAAGTGTTGTGAATCCTAGCGTTTTTTTCTATTGACAAGGTGGGCGATTTCTGATAGTATATTTGTATATGATAAAAAACTATACAATGAAAAAGTACGCAGTAAGATTAAAAAGATTACAATCACGAATCGATACTGCAAAACAAGTATTATATTCGGATGCAAACGCAAAGAAAACTTTGTTCGATGTAATGCAAGAGATCAATCAACTACCAATGAAGAGAGGAATATATGTCAGATAATTTTGTCGTAGAAGTAAAAACTTATATGAATGATTTGATTACTAAGAATGTATCTAACAAAACTAAACTGTGGGATTTGCCTACTAAGTTAGACATCATAAGAAAGGTCCATAAGAAGTACGGAAACTTCGGAAGTGACATCGCAAAAGCGGAATGGGTCCGAATCAAAGAAAACAATGAGAGGGAAATGATATGAGCTCAGTAGATGATAGAGATATAGATAAGTCATTTGAAAATGAAAGTACAAGAGATACTACACCGATGGTATCTATTTCATTAAAGGACTATGACAAACTTAAAGAGAAATCTAAATATATTACAGACAAAAGTTTAATTGAGTATATTGATAAGATAGAGTTCTTTGTTAAGGAATTAAGAAAACATATAGTAAGGACGGATATATCATAATGTTTATATTTAAAAAAGATACATGGATATTAATCGCATGTTGTTTTGCGTTTATGTTATTAACGGAACCTGTAAGGTCTGAAGAGTGGATAACTAAAAAAGGGAATTGGAAAGTAATACATTCGGAAAAAATATATGTCAATGTTGAAAAGAGAATTGAGACAGGAAAGACATATACTTGTAAGGATGTACCTGATCATTCAGATCAAGTCGGAAAAGCAATTATACTGGCAATCGCAGGTAGTATGATTGATAGTGAACATGCCATACTAGGGGCGTTTACAGGATTGTTAACAGGAAATGTCACTGTGAAAAAGGTATGTTATGACTCAATTTCATATGAAACATATGTCGAGAGAGAATATTCTCATACATTAATTACTCTTTCTAACGGAAAAATAGAAGTTCAAAAGAGAATACAAGAATAATTTTCGTTATAAATAAGTATATAACAAAGTAAATTTACAAGGATTAACAAGTCATGGCATCGTATTGTGTATCAGGTCAAACTCAAGAGTATCTAGGGTTCGCAGAATATTTAATATATCAAACTCTATTTTCATCTATCAAGGCAACAACGCCTGTACAAACTAAGACAGAAGAAAATTCTAAAGACTACGATTTAATTGTAGGAAGTCATGTGGCATCAATGGCCGCAGATGATGATCTAGATAATACAGATAGTGGAAGAGCTTGGTCATGTACTGATAAGTTTGCTCTTGATGGTCTCGCAAATGCTGCCGCTTTAAAATCAGCAGTAGATGCTCGTATTACAAAATGTAATGCATCATGGTCACACACAGTAGATAAAATTGTTTATCGAACATATAGAACAACAAATTACAATACTCAATTATATGGAAGTGCTTGGTTAAAAACTGAAACAGATTCAGTTGTCACTACATCTTACGATAAAGTTATAGGTGCAGGCGATAAAGTAATTCATGTAAGTTGGGATGACACTTCAGATTCAAATTCACACTTCCTAAGAACAATGGCAAGATACGAAGCAATGGACAATGGTGCAGGTGTTGATTGGGATGAAAGAAAAAAAGCATACGCAAGAAATATACTTGCAATTACTTACCCGTCAACTGCTAATGATTACAAACTATGTATTGATAAAATTCTAAACAAAGACGATACTGAGTATGCTGGTCTTTGTACATTTCTAGGAGTATCTGGTATATCATCAGCGACTTGGAAAACTTATGTAGATGCTTACTTGACAGCTATTGCTTAATAGTAAAAATTTTTTATTATGAAATTGTCGGACTTTATTACAACAAAAGATTTTATTGAATGCGTTGAAAGTTATCCTTTCGCAATTCGCAATCTACTTACCGAAGCAAAACAATACCACATCACACGACACTCTGGTCAAAGAGTAAATTATCAAATCGATCTTGAATTAACCACAATGGAAAACGTAGGCACCATTCATACTTCAAATGTAAATGCACCTATGACAGATTGGAAGATGCATGAGAAACACGAAACTTTCAAATGGATTAGTGATCGTGCTTGTGAGATTGCAAAAGGTCTATCTCAAAAAATGGCAAGAGTAGAATTTAGAACATTAGATTGTTGGGGAGTATATTACAGACACAACGATTGGACTAAACGACATTCACATTGGCCATGCATTTTTGCGTTTGCTTATTATTTAAAGGTACCAGAAAAACCAGCACCTATTATTTTTCCTACAGCTAATTATGAATACAATCCTAAAGTTGGCGATCTAGTTTTGTTTCCTGGTCAGATACAACATGAAGTTAAACCTGTCGAGGGTGAAAGAATTATGATCTCTGGCAACTTGGTAGTGGACTATGATACAAGGTTGTAAAGTTCCTAGCACCTCACTTGTTATAGAGGCCGCAGGTAATCTAACTTTATGTTGTCATGCATATCCTCACACAACAGGACACATTAGTAAAGTAAATAGTTTAGAAGATTTTTTTAATTCAAGTGTCATGGATTATTATAGAGACGAATTGGCAAATGGAAATATCAAAACTTTAAATCCTTGCAACACATGTTATAAAAAAAACAAAGAAGGGTTTACTACTTTTCGAAATAGAATAGAAGACTATTATAAATTTCCTAGAGAAGAGTTAGATAAGAAAGCAAGACAAGTAGGAATGAATGTTCCTATAAGATATTTAGAATATACCTTATCTAATATTTGTAATCAAACGTGTGCGATGTGTAGTAGTAATTGTAGTCATGCATGGATAGAGTTAGATAAAAAATTTGGTCGCCCTGTTCGTCCTCTTTCAAAACTCGATCAAGAGTCTATTGAAAAAATAGAAAAAATTTTATACGGATTAGATTATGTAAATCTAAAAGGTGGAGAACCTTTTGCTGATATACGAAACCTTAGAATACTTAAAAAACTAATTGAAGTAAATCCTAAATGTAATATTGAGATTGTCACTAACATGCAAAGTATAACACCTGAGACAATGTTAATACTGAAACAACTTCCAAACATAAAACTATTTGCAAGTGTCGATGGTGTAGGTAAAGTCTATGATTGGATACGAGGAGGCAACTTTGAAAAGACAGTTAGTAATATGGAAAACTTTTATAATGAAACAGGAAACACAATTCAAATAGGAACAACGATTAGTTTATATAACTTTTATAGTTTAGAACCAATACAAGAATACTTTGAAAACAAACCTTACATTCATAACATTACATTTGATAACTGGGTAGAGGGTCCCTCATATTGTTCAGCATTATGTTTACCTGAAGATATGTTTAATAAAAGATTAGAAGAATTAAAACAAAGAATTAACATTGTTCCTATAACATGGAAATCAACAGAAAGAGATATGAAACAATACTCTTTAGAAGAAACAGAAAAGATGAATGATCACAGAGGATTTAATTTGTTTGATTACGTGCCAGAATTAAAGGAGTGGTATAAATAATATTATGAATTATCACATGGGACTAGACGGATTTATATGGTTCATCGGTGTTGTAGAGAATAGAAACGACCCATCACAAATGGGAAGAGTACAAGTTAGATGTGTATCGTTTCATACAGACAACAAGAATGATCTACCAACTGAGGATTTACCTTGGGCAACTACCATGTTGCCAACTACAGCCTCGGCCAATTCTGGTCTAGGTTCTAATCCTTTTTTAGCTGAAGGAACATGGGTACTTGGATTTTTCTTAGATGCCAAGACCAAACAACAGCCTGTAATACTTGGAACACTACCAGGCAAACCCTCATCGTTAGGAGAAACTGCAAAAGGATTTAATGACCCCAATACAAGACCTGCACCAGAAATAGGTGTAAGTGTTTATCCTAAAGTTGCAGGCGAACCTGATATTGATAAACTTGCTCGTGGTACAAACACAATTGATAAAACAACTGATCTGACAAAGGATGTTAACATTGCAAATTCAACGACAACTTGGAGTGAACCCGATAGTGCCTATAAGACGACCTATCCTTACAACAGAGTATTTAAAACAGAGACAGGTCATGTCAAAGAATACGATGACACAGAGGGTGAGGAAAGAATACATGAATACCATAAGGCTGGAACATTCTACGAAATCGATAAAGACGGAAATAGAACCACTAGGATTGTTAAAGATAATTATGAGATTATTGCTGGTGCCAATTATGTTAATGTCAAAGGCGATGTTAATCTTACTGTTGATTCCAATTGCAATACATATGTCAAAGGAGATTGGAACATACAAGTCGATGGCAACAAGATCGAAAACATCAAAGGAACATCAACAGAAACAGTAGATGGTGTCGCAACTAAAACATTCAAAGGTACTGGTTCTGAAGTGACTGCAAAAAATTCATCTGGCACAGATATTAAACTCACAGGTCACACACATACTGACCCAGCTGGAGTTGCTGGAAGTGAAACATCTACACCTAATTAGTAAAATATATCCTACTATCCGTATAAATAAATGATAGTAGGAGTTTTCAATGGCACATGCAAGTACAGTCGGTGGCAAAATAGGCACAGACGCACAACAACAAAATGAATCTAATAGATCAACTAGACAATATAGTGATCTAGATTTGTTCTTTGGGAAGAACGCAATCGGATTTGATGTCAATAAAGTGACTGATATTCAAGCAGTTAAGAGATCAGTTCGTAATCTTGTTTTACTTAATCAATTTGAAAAACCTTTTCAACCTCAGATTTATGCTGGAGTTAGAGAAATGTTATTTGAAAATATGACACAAATCACAGCGATTGTTATTGCTAGAAAGATTGAAGATGTCATTAATAACTTCGAACCAAGAGTTAGATTAAACTCTGTAAAGTGTTATCCTAATTACGATAACAATGCTTATGATGTCACTGTGGGATTTTATGTAGTAAACGCACCAACTGAATTAGTTGAGTTGGATGTAATGTTAGAAAGATTAAGATAGATGGCAACAACTGTAAATAAAAAAAGACTTAGAGTCACAGAATTAGACTTTGCAGAGATCAAAGAAAATTTAAAACTATTTTTAAAAGCGCAAGAAGAATTTAAAGACTATGACTTTGATGGTTCAGGTATGAACATCTTGTTAGATACTCTTGCTTACAATACACACTATCTAGGATACAACGCTAATATGTTAGCGAATGAAATGTTTTTAGACAGTGCATCATTAAGATCATCTATTGTATCACACGCAAAACAATTAGGATACGAAGTACAATCAGCAAGAGCACCAAAAGCAACATTAAGTATTTCAGTTAAAACAAGCGCAGCCACAATCACAATGTCTGCTGGAACAAAATTCTCAACTACACTAGATGGTGACACATATAACTTTGTCACTACATCTGATATTACAAAACCTAAGTTTGGTAATTCAGTTAACTTTGATTCAATAGATGTTTACGAAGGTACATTTGTTGAAACAAGATATACAGCTGACACATCTGATTTAGAACAAAGATTTATTTTAAGAGATAACAGAGCAGACACTTCTACACTTACAGTTAAAGTAATTAATTCTGCTACTGATAGCACAACTACAACTTATACAAAAGCAACAGACATAACTCAACTAGCAAACAACTCTAGTGTTTACTTTTTACAAGAAGTCGAAGGTGGAAAATTTGAAGTTTACTTTGGCGATGGTGTTGTTTCTAAAGCAATTGAAGACGGAAACATTGTTTCATTATCTTATGTTGTGACTAACAAGTCAGAAGCGAATGGGGCTAGTAGTTTTACAGCACCAAGTTCAATTGGTGGACAAACAGATATTACACTTACAACAATTCTAAGAGCAACAGGTGGTGCAGAACCAGAGTCATTAAAATCAATTAAATTAAACGCACCATTAAATTATGCAGCTCAAGGAAGAGCAGTGACAACATCTGATTACGAAACTTATGTTAGACAACTTTTCGCAAACACACAAGCAGTTTCAGTCTTTGGTGGAGAAGATGGTTCATACGACCCATCAACAGGTGTATCATCAACACCAGAATATGGTAAAGTTTTTATCTCAGTAAAATCAACAACAGGTGCAAACTTAACTTCTACTCAGAAAACACAGTTAGTAAATGATTTAAAAAAATATACTATTGCATCTATCACACCTGAGATCGTTGACCCCGAGACTACATTTATTAGATTAGACTCTAAAGTTAAATTTGATTCAAGTGCAACAACAGATAGTGCAGACGCAATCGTGACCGATGTCACAACTGCATTAACAAATTATAATACAGAAACACTACAAACATTTAATTCACAATATAGAGCTTCAGCAGTTTCTAGAATTATTGATGAAGCAAACAATTCAATTTTAAACAATACGACAAGTGTAAAACTATCTAAGTTCTTTACACCGTCAGTTGGTTCTACAACATCTTATAACCTATCATTTAACAATGCATTACTAAACCCAGAGAGTGGTTATCTTGCAGCCACTGGTGGTATCATTACATCATCTGCTTTCAAAGTTGGAACAGATACAACATCGGAGTTCTTTTTTGATGATGATGGTCAAGGTAATTTAAGAAGATATTCTTTAGTAGGAACAACAAGATCATATGCCGACTCACAAGCAGGAACAGTTGATTATAGTTCTGGTGTAATTAAAATTAATAACATTAATATTACTGCAATATCAAATGTTGATGATGCAACTTCCACACAAATTAGATTAATAGTGACACCAAACTCTAATGACATTGTGCCTGTTAGAAACCAAATACTAGAATTAGATTTAACAAACACAACAATTTCTGCCACAGCAGATACGGAAGCTTCGTCTGGTAGTGCGATCTCTACTTCAGGTAGTGGGTCAACATCAACAACAACTGTATCGACTTCTGGTGGTAGTTCAAGCTACTAGAAACGATGAAAGATACACCGACTTTAAAAAACAAACTCTCGCCTCTTATCAAAGGTCAACTTGCTGATTTTCTTCAGTCAGATCATGATGTCTATGCTTCTTTCGTTAGGGATTTCTATAAGTTTCTAGAGAGTGCTAAGATTACATATAAGGCAACAACAAATTATTTACTTCAAGAACCAGAAACTAAAGCATATGTTCTTTCAGAGAATGGAGTTTTAGGAGCACCAGAAGATAGATTGGTGTTAGAAGATTCTGTTGAGTTCTCAACAGGTGAAATAGTTAAAGGTCAAACATCAGGTGCAGAGGCAACTGTAGTTGTTGAAGACGTTAGAGGTTCAGCATTATATATTTCTGCAAACCAAAGATTTGAAATTGGTGAAACAATCAAAGGATTAACCTCTGGTGCAGAATCAGAATTAGTCACATACAAAGCAAACCCTGTACAGAATGTACAACAACTTTTAGACTATGGTGATATTGATAATACAATACTTCAATACTTTGATCAGTTTAGAGAAGCATTTTTAAAAGTTATTCCAAATACTTTAGCATCTGAAGTATCTAAAAGAAAATTAATTAAATCAATTAAAGATTTGTATTCAGCAAAAGGAACGTCTGAAGGTCACAAAATCTTTATGCGTTTATTATTAAATGAAAGTGCAAACATATTCTATCCAAATGAAAATATGTTAAAAGTTTCAAATGGTAATTGGAAACAAAAAGATAGAATTAGATGTGTATCAGATGGTCTTGGTGCATCTTCAGAAATACTTAATCAAGTTATTACAGGATTAACTTCTGGTGCAACAGCTGTTGTTGATGCAACTGCAACATTTCAACAAGGAACAGATTCAGTTTCAGAATTAGAATTAGAAAATGTTAATGGTACATTTCAAAGTGGTGAACAAATTGAAGCAACATCAAACGATACAGATACTAAAATTACATTTACAATTAAGTCAGCAATTACAGGAACAAGTTTAGATAACGATGGTATTCTTCATTCACTTTCAGAGGCATTAGTTATTGACGCTGACAAAGGTAATAGTTTTGCCGATGTATTAGTTGATACAATTAAAGAAGGTTCAGTAAGTTCAGTTCATATTGAAACAGGTGGTAATGCATATGAAGTAGGTGACGCTGTAAACTTTACTGGTGGAACAGGTATAACTGCTGCCGCTGGATTTATATCTGCTGTCGGTGGTGCATTCTTACTTGAAGACGGAACAGGTAATATACAAAGAGAAGTTGGAACAGTAAACACTGAAGTATCTTTTAATGTTGCAATAGAAAAAAGAGATTTATCAGATGGGCCATACTTTGTTTATGGTACTGCTGAATACGGACAACTTGGTGCAGGTAAAGAAGGTTATTTCTATCCATTATATTTAACAGCCGCAGGTGCAGGTGGAACAAGTAATTCACATACACATACATTTTCAGAATACCCAGATGTTGTTTTCCATATGCCAGCAGGCAATATGAATCATGCTGTTTCTGATTTACCTACTAACAATACAAACACTGCATGGCCACCTAAGTCTGAAGATAATATTATATTAGATAGAACAGACTCTTCTGGTTCAGATGCTGGAGATAAAATTCAAACTAACGAAGTACAACTTTCACTTGATGCTAATGTAAGTGATAGTGATGTTCTTATATTAGAGAGAGGAACATTCTCAACAGAAACAGAAGCAACTTCTATCAATAGAGTTTTCTTAACAAGTAAAGGTCAAGGATATACTTCTCTTCCTACAATATCTATTGACAGTGAAGACGGTACTGGTGGTAAAATTATTGCATTAACAAATAACATTGGTGCAGTTGGTTCACTTAAAGTTAATGATAGTGGATTAAATTATGCTGCAAATAATTTACCAGATGCTAGATTTAGAGCTCACTTTATATTAAAAGATATTACAGGTTCATTTGCCGCAGCTAATACTTTAACAACACACACTGGTACAGTAAAAGGTTGGAATGCTGATACACAACAATTAGATGTCACATTCGAAGACATTAAAAGAATTGACATGGAGTTGTCAACAGATTTTAGTTTACCATTTATCTTAGAAGATCAAGATAGTGCAAACAACGAAAACAATATCTTAATGGAAGATATACAATTAATTGATACAACAGTTAATGATAATATTATTTTAGACGGAACAAGCATAACATCAGCTCCTACAAGATTTGTACAAACAGATGTAAAAGTAAAACAAGAATCTGTAGGTGTATATAAATTTATTGTTGATAGTGTAGTACAAAAAGAATTAGTTTTAAATCAAGGATTTACTTACAAGTTTGATTTATCAGACTCATCTTTATATAGTGAAGTCGCAACAGAAAATCATCCATTCCTTTTTAGTTTAACAAGTGATGGTACACACAATAGCGGAACAGAATATACTAGTGGTGTGACCAAGTCACCGATTACAATCGCAACAGGAACAGATGGTGCATTCATTCAAATTGTAATTCCTTTAAACTCGCCAACACTATTTTATTATAATAAAAATTTTGAAGGTGCAGGTGGTAGAATAAAAACTGTAAAAGTACCAGATACAATTAATGATGAAAACGGAACAATACTATTAAACGGTACAGGTGTTAACAAATTTAAATTGTTAATTGAACCTGTTGGTACAGAAAACCCATTACTAGGTATTGCGCTTGAAGATAACTCTGGTACTATGATTTTAGAATCATCTAACTTATCAGTTATACAAGACGAAGGTGTAAAACTTGTTATCGATGGTTTGATTGATGACTCAACAGCATTTATATTAAATGAATCATCTGGCGAACCAATGAAGACTGAAGATCATGGTAATTTAATATTAACAGAAGCAGGTGATACTTTAGTTTTTGAAACAGACGAAACAACAGGTGGTGATAAAATTGTTTTAGACGGAACAGACGCAAGTTCAAATAATGCTGGAGACAGTTTAATATTTGAAGATAGAATTGACTTTTCTAATAATGATGTTGTAATAACAGACTCTAGTGGAGCATCAGGTACAATTATTCTAGCAGATATTGCTAGAGGTTCTGTATCAGCAGGTGTCACACAAAGAACAGAGGGTTCATACCTAAACATTAAATCGTTGATTGACGAAGACTTAATTCGTATTCAAGACTCTTACTACTACCAACAATTCTCATACGAAGTACAAGTCGGTCAATCAACAGCATCATACTTAAATGAATTAAAGAAAGCAGTTCACCCTGCTGGATTTGCACCATTTGGTAAAGTTAGTATTGCAACATTCTTAACAGCTGCAGTTTCAACAACTGGTAGTACAATGAAGTCTCAACCTGATAGTGTATCATCATTCTCACCAATACTTGCATCTACATTAGAATTAGTATTTGATGAAAAGTTTTCTCGAAGACATTCAGTTCCAAAACCAGATGCTAGAATTAGTTCTAAAGACGAAGCAATTGTATTAAATGGTACGGCAACTTCAGCAACTTTATTAGATGGCACAGATGGTTCATCTACAGACGCAGGTGACAATGTATTATTAGAAACAGGTAGTAATGTTCTTAATGAAACAGAGCAAAACTCAGCTGAGAGTATTTTATTTGAAGACGGAACATTTACAAACATAGGTGGACTTGGTGGTAAACTTATGAGTGAAGATGCACACGCACCAGGCAATACAGAATTAGTATTTGTACCAAACTATAAAGTTGTAATACAATCACAAGCGAGGGCAAGATAATGGCAACTAAAAACTTTTTATTATATCTTGCAAATACAGGATTTAAAAACCCAGATGCTAATGGTATACAATTAGAAGACAATACAAGAGGAACAATTGTTCTTGATGGCCTTGATCCGTTTCCAGCGAATGTATTTTTTGTGCAAGAAACTAATGGAGATAATATTTTATTAGAAGATAATGTATCGCCAGAAACAAATAGATTATTACACGAAACTTCTATTGTCACATTTAGATCAGATCAAGTAGAAGGTGTAGGTGAAAAACTTTTACAAGATGACCCTACAAACGCAGACATCATTCCAATATCAGAATATACTAATATTCCTTTTTTCGAAGTTAGAAGAGAAGCAAAAATTATTAATGAACAACCATCTGAATTATTAGAGAATAATAAACTAACACCTAAACTTATTGCAGAAAGAGACGGAGTGACTCCTTTACAAACAGAGGATGGCGTATTCATAAGACAAGAAGATGCTACACACAATTCAGCAGACGACCCTTTTAGAAGTTTGAAAACAGGGGCAGGTGATATTGATTCTGGTGGAGTTCATGAAGACGGAATATTACTAGAACAAGATGATGGGTTTATTACAATAGATGCTACAACTTCAGACGGTGAAGATGCAAATAGTTTTGTATTATCTGAAGACTCATTTAGATTTATTAGAGAAGATAGAGGAGTAATTGTACAAGAATCTTTTGACCCATCTTCTCGTATTGTTCATGTATTAATGGAAGGCGATACAACTACAATAACTAAACTTAGATTAGAAGACTCAGATGACCCAGAACCAATTGATGGTATACTTTTAGAGAGTTCATTACCAGGGGTACCATTCTATGTAAGAACAGAGGCAGATGAAAGAGTTATTAATGAACAAGATTTTAAAGATGTTGCAGCTAGAACAGATTTATTATTATCAGAGGAAACACATACAGTAGGAAACAGAGGTCAAATCCCTGTTGTAAATTACGGTATCAGTGTAAGTCAAGATAGACCATTAGGTCTAATAAAGAAAGGAAGTCAACCAATCGTACAAAGTGCTTATATTTCCCTATCCTCATCATAAGGAAGTGTATAAATATTTGTATAAATAAGTACTAAAGGAATAAAATTACAATGACAGCTATTATTACAGAAAAATTTAGACAACACAACGCAGAGCAATTCTTCGAATCATTCTCTGAAGCGTCTAATACAACTTATTATCTCTTTATCGGTAAGTCTTTACCATACACAACAGGAACAACAGGGGGTAGCGATAGTTCCCCACCAACACCAGCAGACAGTGTTTCTGGTGAGTTCTATAATTGGGATGCAATGTTAGCTGCCAAAAAGATTGCAACAACAGATGTATCATTTGCTCTGTCAAGAGTTAACTTTGCAAACGCAACAATTTACGATATGTACGATGATACAATTTCATCATCGAATACTACAACATCTGGTGCATCAAGTTTATATGCTGGTAATTTTTATTTCATTACATCTACAAACAATGTATATAAAGTTTTAGATAATAATAATGGTGTTGCATATTCAGGTTCTGAACCATCGAATACAGGAACATCACCTTTCGCATCTGGTGGATACATTTTAAAATATATGTACAATGTGACTGCCTCAGAAGCAACAAAATTTTTAACAACAGATTATATGCCTGTATCTACTGACACAACAGTTAGTGCAGCTGCAACAGACGGAAAGATTGAGTCTCTTGTAGTCACAGCAGGTTCAGGTTATACTAACGGAACATATTACGCACCAATCTTTGGTGACGGAACAAGTCAAGGAACATCTTCAGGCGCAATAGCTAGACTTACAATATCAGGTGGTGCGATTGCATCATTTGGTTTAACTGCTGGAACAGACACAACAATTCACGCAGGTGGTGCCGCATACACATTCGGTAATATAAGTTTATCAAATGTATTTTCAGATGCAGCTTTATCATCAAGTGCTTCTGTTGGTTCTGGTACAGGTGGAGCAGTAAGAGTTGTTATCTCGCCAAAAGGTGGACATGGTAAAGATGCAGTAAAAGAATTAGGTGGTCACTTCGTGATTACTAACACAACACTCGCACAAGCAGAAGGCGATGACTTAACAGTCGCAAACGATTTTAGACAAGTTGGTATTGTCACTGACCCATACAACTATGGTACAACAACAGTTGCAAGTTCAAGCACAGCAAGAATGACTTATGTAGTTAAGATGAGTTCATCATCAGGTACTTTTGATGTTGATGAAGAAATTACACAAGCAACAACTGGCGCAGTTGGTAGAGTTGTAGAGTGGGACAGTTCTAGAAGTTTATTATATTATTCGCAAGAAAGATTTAGTACATACGGTACAGCCGCAACAACACAATCTTACACAGCGTTTAGTGGAACAAATACAATAACAGGTTCAACATCTAGCGCAACAGGAACACCATCTTCAACTTCAAGTGAAACAGTCACACTTGCAGGTGGGAATACTGTAGTATTTACAAGTGGATACGCAAACCCAGAGTTGCAACCAGATAGTGGAAATATAGTTTACATTGAAAATAGAAAACCCATTCAAAGGGTATCAGATCAAACGGAAGACATAAAGATCATTATTGAGTTTTAGGGAATAATATGGCACAAAAAACAGACTTAAATGTTGCACCATATTACGATGATTTTAAAGAAGATAAAAATTTTCATCGTGTATTGTTTAGACCTGGATTCGCAGTTCAGGCTCGAGAGTTAACGCAACTTCAATCTATACTTCAAAACCAAATGGAACGATTTGGTAGTCATGTATTTCAAGAAGGTACAAATGTTATACCTGGTGGAATTAGTGTTAACAATCAATATGCAAGTGTTCAATTATCAACAGCATTTGCTGGGGAAACAATTGACATAACACAATTTTATGATGCATTAAACCCTGTGACAATCGTAGGTGCGACTTCAGGTGTAAGAGCAAAAGTAGTAGGATATAAAGCTGCAACTGCAACTACACAACCTTTGTTGTATGTACAATATGTATCTTCTGGTTCAGATTTAGAAACATCAACTTTTAATAACAGCGAAAATATTTTTGCAGACAAACAAATTACTCACACTACTGTATATGCAGCCAATGCTCAATCAGCAACAACTCATACAAGTGCAAATCAAACAGGAACAGCAGTCACTGCTGGAAATGGTGTTTATTATATTAGAGGAACCTTTGTTCAAATGTCTGAACAAACAGTTGTACTATCAGACACTTCAGAAACAGCATCAGCAAGAATTGGATTTACTCTTAACGAAACTTTAGTGACACCAGAAGTTGATGAGTCACTAACAGACAATGCAACGGGTTCATCAAACTTTGCAGCCAAAGGTGCTCACAGATTAAAAATAGAATTAGTATTAACATCGTTAGATGTAAGTTCAACAGACGATGATGAATTTGTTGAAATTGCTAGAGTCTCAAATGGTGTTATAGAAGCAAATGCTAGACCAACAGAGTATTCTGTTTTAGGTGATACACTTGCAAGAAGAACATTTGACGAGTCTGGTGATTACACTGTAAGACCTTTCCAACTAGATATGAGAGAAGGTTTAACAAACAGACATAAAGATGTAGATTTTAGAGGAGTATATTCAACAGGCGATACTACAAAGGATGGTAATACTGCAAGTACAGATAAACTCGCATTAGCAATATCACCAGGTAAAGCATATGTTAAAGGATATGAAATTGAAAAGTCTGGTGTCACATTTAAAGACATAGACAAAGCAAGAGATTTCGAAACTATAAATGCAGGTTCAGTAAATACTGAATTAGGAAACTTTGTAAAAATAACAAATCTATTTGGTCAACCAGATGTGACTTCTATCTCTGGTGAAACTACACCATATAAAACAATTCAATTACATGATGATGTTATATCTACAAGAGGTACAGCATCAGGCACACAAATTGGTGTTGCAAGATCAAGAACAATAGAATATAATTCTGGTACTGCTGGAAATACAGATGCAGTTTACAATCTATATCTTTTTGATATTAGACCATTTACTTATTTAACATTAAGCGATATACCTTCAGCAACATTAATATCTAATCATGCAAATGGTGGGGTACAAATTAAAGGTGTGACATCTGGTGCAACAGGATTCGTATTTGGCTCTTTAACTTCAGGCACACAGGTTGTATTAACAAATGTATCTGGTACTTTTGTAGCAGGTGAAAAAGTAACAGCTTCTGATAGTGCAGAGACAGATCAGATTGTAGAAAATTCATCTAACGCAGATTTAACAATTGCAAGTACTATCACTCATCAATTTAATGAAACAAGATCAGTGTTTATGGATGATGACGATAGTGGTCAAGACTTTACAGCAGACATTGTTTTAGAAAGAACAACAACTGGTACAGATGGTCAACTTGTAATGGACGGAACAGATGCTGGTTCAACAGATGTAAATGATAACATTGTTCTTGAAGAAGATAATTCAACAACACTTGCTTTAGAATCTGAACAAGTTGGTAAATTAGTTAGTGCAGAAAAGAACATTGCAATATACAGATTATCTAAAAGAATTATTAAAACATTATTAACTACAACTAATAACGGTGCGTCTGATACGCAACTTACAATTAGAAAACAATTTATAGGAACAACAAATAGTGCAGGTGCAGTATCATTTACTGCTGGTGCAAACGAAACATTTTTATCTTTTACAGATAAAGATTACACTGTATCAGTTTTAACTGCTGGAACAGGATCAGCTGCCCAAGGTGATATTATCGATATTGATGGCAAGATTAGTGGAACAGGTTCTGCTACAATTACTATTACAGATAATACAAAATTTGGAAATGCAGCTAAAGTAAAACTAACTGCAACAATATTAAAAACAAATATTACACAAAGAATTAAAACAACTAACTTATCAAAACAGGTTAAAGTTTTAGGTGCAACAGCAGGTGCATTTGGAACAAAAGCTACAGATGATACAATATCATTAGGAAGAGCAGATGTATTTAGAATTGGTGCAGTATTTGATTCAGAAAGTACAAGTTCAGATGCTCAAATTCCTACAATTACTTTAACAAGTATTCAAGGAACATTTGTAAGAGGAGAAACTATTACAGGTGGAACAACAGGTGCGATTGCTAGAGTTGTTAATCCTACTTCACCGATGACTTACTATTTACAGAATGGTGTAGGTTCTGTAAACTTTGCCGCAAATGAAATAATCACAGGTGCTAACTCTGGTGCAACTGCAACAGTTTCAACTATCACTGAGGGTAGTAAAATTATTACAGGAAACTATACACTTGATACAGGTCAAAGAGATAACTTCTATGACATATCTAGATTAAATTTAAAACCAGGTTTTGCAAAACCAAGAGGAAGACTATTAGTAGTATTTGATTTCTTTTCACATAGTACAGGTTCTTTCTTCTCAGTAGATTCATATTCAGATCAAGCAGGTCAAATGGAGTATGATAATATTCCAACTTACTCTGCAACAAGAGTTGACCCAGATGAACCAGAACCAACTGGTGAGTTTAACTTAACAGATTGTTTAGACTTTAGACCAACATGTGAAAACATTACAGGTGCTACTGATACTAATTCAGCAGTAGATACTATTACAGGAAAATCATTTGATTTCTTCCATAGACAATTTGACGGAACAGGTTCTTCAGTTGTTGATACACCAAAACCAGGTTCATTAGGAACATTAGATTTTGAATTTTATTTAAATAAGATTGCTCTTGTTTTCTTAACTGAAAAAGGAGAATTTAAAATAGTAGAGGGAATTTCTGCTGAAGTTCCTCAAGAGCCAAAAGAAATAGATGGTGCAATGAAAATTGCTAAGATTAATATACCTGCATTTACATTTAGACCAACAGACGCAACTATTCAAAGAAATAGAACACAAAGATTTACTATGAGAGATATTGGTAGATTACAAGAACGTATTCAAAACTTAGAGTATTACACTAACTTATCTCTTTTAGAAAGAGACGCTGAGTCATTTGAAATTACAGATGCAAACGGATTAAACAGATTTAAGTCTGGTTTTATTGTAGATAATTTTGCTGGTCATAGAATTGGTGATGTAAAAAATAAAGATTATAAGTGTGCAATAGATCAACAAGAAAAAGAATTAAGACCTAAGTGTGTTATGAGAGCTGCAGCTTTAGAAGAAACTGTATCTACAGATGCTCAAAGATCAGCATTAGGTTATCAAAAAACTGGTGACTTACTTACTCTTCCATACACAGAGGTGACTAAGAGTGAAAATCCATATGCGACAAGAACAGAAAAAGTACAACCCGTTTATGTTGCAAACTGGGTAGGTAATATTGTATTAACACCAAGTGGTGATGAATGGTTCGAAACAGAAACAGCACCTGATTTAATTATTAATGTTGACGGAAACTTTGATGCAGTATTAGCCGCAAACGAAAATAGAGTTGGTACAATTTGGAATGCTTGGGAAACACAATGGTCAGGCGTTGTTTCTACAAGTGTTGGTAGACAAGCAACAGGAAATCAAATTATTACAAGAGCAATACAAACTGTAAGATCAGATTTAGAAAGAACAGGTATTCAAACATCGGTAGTAGAACAGATTGACGAAGAGTCACAAGGTTCAAGAGTTATCTCTAGAGCATTAATACCATGGAGTAGACCAAGAAATGTTTCTTTTGTAGGAACAGGATTTTTCCCAAATACAAAAGTTTATGTATTCTTTGACGGAACAGCCATGCAAAGTTTTACAACACCTGCAAGTACAGAGTTTACTGAAGATGGTGCAACACCAACTGAAGGTGGACAGTTAGTCACTACGGCAAATGGTTCTGTAAATGGTACAATGAGAATACCAGAATATGCAGCTCCTGGTCTAGAAGCAAATCCAAAATTTAAAACTGGTGAATTAGAATTTACAATAACATCAAGTTCTACAAATAAAACTAGTCCTTTACCAAGAACAGCTGCAACGGCAATATATCTTTCAAAAGGTATTTTAGAAACTGAACAAGAAACTATTATTGCAACAAGAAATGCTACAGTTGTTCAAACAAGCGTCACAGAAAATACAAGTAGAACAGATACTTCTTCTAGAGTTATTAGAGTTGAAAGAGTAAGGGACGAACAAGGAGACCCATTAGCACAAACATTCCTTACAGATGAATCAGGTGGATGTTTTATTACTTCTATTGATTTATATGTAGAAACAAAAGATACAGTATTACCAATGTGGGTCGAAGTTAGAAATGTCGTTAACGGATACCCTGGTGCTAAAATTTTACCATTTGGTAGAAAACTATTACAATCGTCTGAAGTTAATGTTTCAACAGATGCTTCTGTTGCGACTACATTTACATTTGACTCACCAATTTATTTAAAAGAAGGTGCTGAGTATTGTGTAGTTGTTAGATCACATTCTTTAGATTACAAAGTTTGGATTTCAAGAATGGGTGAAACAGATGTTGACGGTTTAAGAGTTGTATCTCAACAACCACAACTTGGTGTTCTATTCAAATCACAAAATAATAGAACATGGTCAGCAGTACAATCAGAGGATTTAAAATTTACTTTGAAAAAAGCAGAGTTCAATACTTCTGCTGCAGGTGATATTACTTTACATAACTTACCAATTGGTGTATCAAAAACAAATGAATTAGGTGCAACATGTTATGGTAAGAGATTAAAACCTAATCCTTTAACAATGACAAATGGTTCAACAGTATTAAAAGTTAAACATGTTGATCATGGTATGTATCAGACATCTAACAATGTTAGACTTACAGGGGTGTCTTCAGATATTAGTACAACACTATCTACAGGTATCGGTGCAGATGCAACATCATTAACACTTGCAAGTGCAACTAATTTTCCAACAGGAAGTATTACAATTAAAATTAATAACGAAATTATTACTGGTTCATTATCTAGTACAACATTATCATCTTTAACAAGAGGTGTAGGTGGTTCAACTGCGGCTAGTCATACTGCGGCTGACACAATAGAATTATATCAAATCTTAGGAACACCATTAACAGAAATTAATAAGATACACACAGCAATTGCAAACATAGGTCTTGATAGTTATACTGTCACATTAACAACTGCACCAACAATTTCTGGTGGGTCAACAACTGCTGAAGTTGGTGGAATTAATACTTACGCTTCTGAAAATTACAGATACGAAGTTGGTAAAACATTAATTGGTGGATTGGAATTACCAAATACTTCTATAACTACAACACTTAGAAATACAACAGGTAGATCGCCAAGTGGTACAGAGAGTTCATTTACAACATCTACACTAGCAAATGCAGTTAAGATTCCATTTAACGAAAACCATAAGTTTGAAGTATCAAACATAGTTGCTTCAGATGTAAATGAAACAAATGAATTAGCAGGTGCAAAATCATTATTCATACCTATTAAGTTAGGAAGTACTAATACAAACTTATCGCCTATAGTTGATTTAGATAGAGCATCTTTTATTGCAGTAGGAAATAGAATTAATAATATTGATAGTTCTTCAGATGTTTTCCCAACAACTGATTACAACGACTCAACACAACCAGAAGGTGATCAAAACGGATTTATATACATGACTAAAAAAGTTGCTTTAGAAAATTCAGCAACTGCATTGAAAATTATTTTCTCAGGTCATAAACCACAAAGTGCTGAGATTAAAGTATTATTTAAAATTTTAAGATCAGATGATGCTTCTGATTTTGACGAATTAGGATATGAATTTTTTAACACAACTGGTGACCCAGATGTAGCAGTAGGTTCTTCTTTAGATGATGCAGACTTTCAAGAATATGTATATACTGCTGGAGTCACAGACGATGGTATCGGAACACCACTACCAGAGTTTATTCAGTTTGCAATTAAAATAGTAGGACAAGGAACAAACGCAGCTGAAGTACCTAGAATTAGAGACTTCAGAGCAATTGCGTTAGCAACATAGACATGAGTACATATTTTAAAGTAGAGGGACATTCAGATTTAATTAGAGACAGTAGATCAGGTGCTATTGTTAATACTAATAGGTCTAAGTTTTTAATCGCAAAAAAAAGATGTCAAGATGCAACAAAACATAAAGATCAAATGAGATCAGTTGTAAGACAAATAAATACTTTAAAATGTGAAATGCATGATATTAAAAATTTATTAAAAAGAATGGTAGAAAACAATGGCAATTAGATCATCACAGGTCACGACCGCTGGAACAGTAGAACAACTAAGACAAGAGTTTAATAATCTTGTCACAGATGTTAGTGGTTTAGAATCTGGTCAATTAAATTTTGATACTATTGCAGTATCAACATTATCAGTAGGAGATATTTCAATTACTGGTGATTTCAATGTCACTACATTAACACCTACAACATTAACAGTAAAAGGTGATAGAATAGAATTTGAAGGTACAGGAGCAGATGATGCTTTTGAAACTACATTAGTTGTCACAAATCCAACTGCTGATAGAACAATCACGTTTAAAGATCAGACAGGTACAGTCGCATATACAGGTGACTTAGGATTTACAAACTCAACTGTGACAGTACACCCTGCCGCAAGTGCAGATGCTGATCTTGCAGGTGGAGAGACACCATTTGACTTAGGTGCTACAGACGCATTTGGAGTTGCGTTATCATCTAATCTATATGATATGAATGAACCAAAAGGACTGACAAGTACAGTAGAAATGGGTTCAGGCACAGGTATATAATGATTATAAATAAACATATAACAATACAATAGGAGTATAAGAAATGCCAACAGTACTACAATTTAGACGAGGTACTACATCGCAGAATAACTCATTCACTGGCGCTATCGGTGAGATCACTTATGATACAGACAAAGATGTATTAAGGATTCATGACGGTAGTACGGCTGGTGGTTTTTCAATGGTTTCTGCAGCGAGTACCGATACACTTACAAACAAAACAATAACAAGTCCAAACATAACTACATCGATAATCCCGACTAGCGCAGACGGAGCAGCGATAGGTAGTGCATCAAAAGAATTTTCAGACTTGTTCTTAGCAGATGCCTCAACAATTCAATTTGGTAATGATCAAGAGATCAGACTAATACACACAGCAGACACAGGATTAATTTTAAAACATACTGCAACTGCTGATGACAAACCAATTTCACTTACATTACAAACAGGTGAAACAGATATTGCTGCCAGTGATGTAATTGGAAAAATAGATTTCCAAGCACCAGACGAAGCTACAGGAACAGACGCAATTTTAGTTGCGGCTGGAATCGAAGCAGTATCAGAAGGTGACTTTAGTTCATCTAACAACGCAACAAAATTAAGTTTCAAAACTGCTGCTTCAGAAGCGGCTGCAGAGAAAATGAGTTTAAGTTCAGCTGGTAATTTAACAGTTTCAGGTGATGTTAGCGTAGGTGATGATTTAACTCTTGCGTCTGATGGTGCCATAGTGACTTTCGGTTCAGACTCAGAAATTACAATGACACACGATGCTGATGTAGGATTAAAATTCAAACACACAGCAACAGCAGATGATAAACCAATTGTATTAACATTACAAACTGGTGAAACTGATATGGCCGCTAACGATGTTATTGGTGCATTAAGATTTCAAGCACCAGATGAAGGTACAGGAACAGATGCGATATTAGTTGCTGCTGCTATTGAAGCAGTTGCAGAAGGTGATTTCTCAGCTTCTAGTAATGCAACTAAAATTTCATTTAAGTGTGGTAATTCAGAAGCAGCTACAGAAAAAGCAAAAATCGTAGGTTCAACTGGTAAGTTTCACGCAACGCCAGATAGTATTCTATTGATTAAAAACTCTTCTGGTTCTACATTGAAAACAGTAAACGGACATGCTGCCATTTAATGGTTGACAATTCGTTAGGAATATAGTATAAAGGAAAGATTATGACAGCAAGAAACCCATTATATTACGCTAGTGATGAGCTGAAAGAAATGTCAGCTGCAGAATTATTGAAATGGCAACAACAAGCCATTTATCAATATTCACAAAGTAAATCAGTTGTGATAACTGTTGACGCAGGTAATGGTAATATTGGTACAACGATGAACGACACTAGATTTAGATCATCGGCCGCAGCACAACAAGCATCTTCACACCCAGGTTCAGGTGCTCTTGATACAGTGACAACTGCTTTTAATCATATTGTTGTGACTGTCACTAACCCAAGTGTGACAGGTGATACGAACAATAGATTGTTCCCTTGCTACTATGATAGTTCAGCAGGTGCAGTACAAGCAATGACTGAAACAGATTTTGTTGATACATTTATTAAACCTGCTCTAGTTTTAATGCAGGCTTCTTCAGAAGCAACTGCTGGAGATTACGGTGGAACATATACAATATCAACAGGAACATCTTTATCAAATCATACCAATGTTTCTACAACGGCAGTCTTAACAGATACAATCGCAGATATATCAGAATACACATCAGGTCAAATTGGTTCATCAGGTTCTTTTCAAGATCATAATGAAACAGTAAATAACTATTACATGCATGTAAGAAACGGAGTTGATGTTGACGCTACAGGTAAATTACCTTTACAGGTAGATGCCAGTGGTAATTTAAATGAATATGCAGCTGCAACATTCAAAGGTTATCTTGCAGAATACATTAAAGACTTAGCAGCTTCAGATGATGTTGCTTCTGGTCATAATTTAAGATACAACATTAATGGTAGTGGAAACTCAAGAGGAACAGCAATGGTTGATACCAAAATGGATGGTTCTGGTTCTGAAACAAATAGATTTGTTGGTGGTGATGATTACAGATCACAAAAGTTTCCTAGTGGTTCTTCAGCTGCTGTCACAACATATAACTTTAAGGTTAACTTAGAATAACAATTATATTATTAGGAGTATATTATGAAAGTAAGCACAAACGATGGTGCAACCCATGAAGTGGTTAAACCTGTTAAAACAACCCCACAGATAAAAGTTGCGAATTACTCTAACGAAGATTCTACAATTAAAAATCTTACAAAAGAAACTTTTGCTCACGCAGAGTTTATCAATAACGATAGAACAGTTTGTAAAATATATTGGAAGAACCCAGATGGTCATGGAAACGTAGATAAAGAGTTAGATCACTTTACAGTAAATCTAGAAGATACAACAGACGACGGCAAAGAACACCCTTACATTACAAAACTTTTCGAGTTAACAACTCTTGATGAAATGCATGAGAACACTTGGAATAGAATGAAAGGTCAACAAAAAATGTGGCGTGAGTTTGCTATTAAAATTGCAAAACAAGACGGACTAATTATTGACCCTGTTGCTTATTATGACTCCGATACACAATCAGCAAAACTAGATACTAAGTTTTTTGGACAAACACTACAATTATTGTTTGAAGATTTTGATGTAGAAAAACAAAAAGAAGATTTGTTTATTATTAAGTTAGCTGCATTTGAATTAGATATGGTTAAGTCATCTAACGATAGAGAAAGAAAAACAAGACTTAGAAAAGCAAAAACACCTCTTGAAGTATTAAGTATATTACTTGAATTAAAAGAGATAACAGAAATCCCTGTTTAAGAATCTAAAATATTAAAAACTCTCTCAAAATCTTTTGTGATAACATGTACTAGACAAGAGTATTTTATTCTTGCATCTACTGTATCTGTTAATACTAGTTCATGCCAATGTGGGGGAACATCAAGAACAGGTACTTTGTATTTGTCTATCATATAAGAAGCAAAAACTTCATTGTTATAAAAATATCTTTTATCAATATGTTTAATACTATCAATTAGTTTTTTACATTCATCCATTCTCTCAGAAAATTTAAGTTGATCTCTTGCAATATGATTACCACCAAATATTCCTGTATTAACAATAACATTCTGAGTAAGTGGTACACCATCTACTTTCATCATATCTTTTTTCATTAGACCTTTAATCAACCAATGATATTCATCTAGTTCTTTTAATTGATCTTTATATTCTTTTGATTGTGTTCTAATAGAAAACTCATGTCTAGTTTCTAATTTAGTTCTTAATCCAACTCGTTCATTAAAATCATCAATAGGAATGAAATGAGTAATAAATTTATTAAAATCAAATTTGTCAAATATATTAATATTGGTATTAGGAATAACATCAAAGTCAAGATATAATACTCTGTCATACTCATTACAAAACTCTTCCCATTTTTGAATCTTGTATATATTTAAATCATCATACTTAGTAGAGTTTGGTGTTAGTAATTTAAAATCTGCATTACATATTTCAGCATAATTTTTTAAACCGTCTCTTAATCGATGAAAATGTTTTTCGAATTGTATTGAGTTATGACTTCTCTTTTTTGTAGTGTCAGTAATCTTTGTGTAAATGCTAAATATTAGATCGTTCATATGCTCTCCAACAATAATCAAATTCTTTATTAATCGCATGGATTATTTTTGTATCTTTAGGAATGTGTAATTCCGAATCGTAAAAATAATGCCACTTACTATCTAACCATTGTACTGGCACCTCATTAGATACTAGTTTATATGAAAAGATAGTTTCATTATCAAATCCAAATGTATCTGTTATGTTTTTAGGATACATACTATCTGATTTATATTCCTCTGTTTTTAGATACTTCATTATATCATAAGTTGTATCAATGTCAACAAAAAAGCCTAGTCTATTCAAACTTTCTTTTGTTGCACCAATAATCCCTGTGTTAACAACATTACATTGAGGGTCATAATCTGTTTCTTCTAACATTGCCATTGCATTAAAATATTTTGCAGAGGGTGATCTTATTGTTCCTTTAATATCAAAAAGTGTTTGACCACTGTGTCGTATCTGTTTGTTGTTATGCACGATTGCTATACCTTTACTTAAATCCCATGCATCAAAAAAAGATTCATTTGTCATTGGAACAGTATCAAAATCTAAGTATAATACTTCATCATATTTTTCTGCAAGATCATAGAGTAAATGAATCTTATATTCATTCACAATATTGTATGAAGTAATAAAAGGATAGTTTGTATTATAGAATTGTTTTAGTTTTTTGTACTTTTCATCATACTCAAATAGTTTAAAATCAGCACCAATTGATTCTGCATATTTCTTTTTACATTCAACTAATCTACTATAATGTTCTTTAAATTTCTTTTTAGTATTGATGTTAGTAGGAGTCTCATTTTCTCTTCTTATTGCTTTATCAAAGAAATCCAACTCTTTTTCAGGTATATCAATATATATGCTGTAAATAACTCTTGACAATGTATCATCCATTCTGGTATTATAAATATGTTATATTATAGAATATTTAGATTGGATTGTCAATGATTATTTTGATTACAGGTGATAAAGGATTTATTGGGTCTCATCTTAGACAGTCGTTAGTAAGTGAAGGTCACATTGTCTTAGGATTTGATCATGTAGATGATTATGATGTCGGTAATATTACTGAGGATATTGTTAAAAAAGTAAACAAGATTGTTCACTTAGCTGCATACGCAGATGTTCGGGCAAGTATGGAAGACCCTAACAAATGGTATGAAAACAATGTAGTAAAATCGAGTCGTCTATTTGAATTATGCAATAAGTTTAATACACAATGCGTATATGCTTCATCGTCATGTGTGAAAGAATGGTGGAAGTCGCCATATGGTACTTCTAAAAAAGTAATGGAAGATATGGCAAATGTGCATGGACGATTTGTTGGTTTAAGATTTTCTAATGTTTATGGTGATAATGGTAGAGAGACAATGCTACTACCTTTGATGTTAAAAGGAAAACTTAAATACTCTACTAATCATACTAGAGATTTTGTTCATGTTAATGATGTAGTAGATTGCATAAAACTATTTCTAAAAATGGACAACTTTGACAATCTTGATGAATTAGTTTATAATGTGGGAACAGGAACAGGAAGAAGAATATCTGATCTTGTAAAACAGTATGGATATGATGTACCAATTACAGAAGGTGACCCATGTGAAATGAAAGATAACACGGCAGACAACGCTAATCTCTTAAAATTAGGGTGGTCGCCAAAAGAGAATTTAGATAAATACTTAAAAGGAAAATTAAATGGCGATACCAACAACAAAGAGTACATTCAAGGATTACTGCCTAAGAAATCTAGGGTTCGGAGTAATTGACATCAATGTTTCAGACGATCAAGTAGATGATCGTATAGATGAGGCTTTACAATATTTTTCAACATATCATTTTGATCAAGTTGAAAAGATGTATCTCAAATATGAAATCACAGAGGCAGATATAACTAGAGCAAGAGGAAACTCAACAACTTCAGCAACAGATGTTTCTGATACTTCAGTCACAGCTACTTTCAAAGAAGGTAATAATTTTATTCCTATGCCAACAACTGTACTTTCAGTAGTACAAGTATTTCCATTTGACAATGCCGCATCAACTAATATGTTTGATATTAAATATCAAATGAGACTAAATGATTTGTATGATTTTTCATCAACATCAATGATACATTATGAAATGACAATGCAACATTTAGATTATCTTTCACATATTTTAGTAGGACAAAACCCTATAAGATTTTCTGAACATCAACAAAGATTGTATATTGATATGGATTGGGAATCAGTTTCAGCAGGTGAGTATTTAATTATTGAATGCTATAGAAAACTAGACCCAACTACTTACACTGATATTTTTAACAACATATATTTAAAAAGATATGCGTCTGCATTAATCAAAAAACAATGGGGTTCCAATTTAAACAAATTTCAAAATGTTCAATTACTTGGTGGGGTCACAATGAATGGTGATCAGATTTACCAACAAGCAACAGACGAAATTAGAGAGATAGAACAATATATTGATAATCATCAATACCCAGACATGATAATTAAAGGATAACCATGGCTGTCAACAGTGCATTTAAAACATCAGGTCTTGCTGCATCGACAAGTGAACAGGATTTATACTCTAATCTAATTAGAGAGTCAATTCAAATTCACGGTCATGATGTTAACTATATGGATAGAACATTGCAAGCCAGAGACGATATTTTTGGCGAAGACTCCCTTTCAAAGTTTGAAAAACAACAAACTATTGAAATGTATGTTGAAGATGCAGAAGGTGGTTATCAAGGAGAAAAAGAATTAATACAACAATTCGGTTTAGAGAATAGAAACGAAATTACATTTGTTGTACATAGAAAAAGATTTGACGATGTTGCTCATCAACTAGATTTAGAAAGTGGAACAGACACTACTGAAGGTTCAGTCCTATTAGAGTCAGGTACACTTGCACAACATCGTTTCGGAGTACAGTCAGCAACTTTTGATTCAGCGTATTTAAGAAACGAAGATGCTACTTTAGGAACATATAACAACAGACCTAAAGAAGGTGATTTAGTATTTCATCCTGTACTTAATAAGTTATTTGAAGTTTCATTCGTAGATCACGATGAACCATTTCATCAATTAGATAACAACCCTGTTTACAAATTAAGATGTAAACAATTTGAATATAGTTCAGAGGAATTAAATACAGGTGTTGCAAATATTGATGCGATTGAAGATGCGTTAACTCAAGATGTTCTAAATCATCAATTCACTCTTGAGACAACTTCTACATACAACGAAAGTGTATCACTTGAGTTCTTTACAAACGGAACATATACAGACTCGTTATTAATGGAAGACAACGATACTGTAGTTATGGAAGATGATAATTCATCGGTTGGTGAAAACATACTTCTAGAAAATCCTGCTGACTCAGGTGACGATAGCTACTTATTAACGGAAGACTATATAGTAGGGGATATGTCAACAGACAAGACAGCTCAAAACGAGTTGTTTGATGAACAAGATGATACAATATTAGATTTCACTGAAAGAAACCCATTCGGTGATGCTGGAGAATTATAATGTTAGGACAACAATTTTATCACGAAACAATAAGACGAATGGTCGTGACATTCGGTACGATATTTAATAATATCAACCTTGTTAGAAAAGATAACAACGGAAATATTATTCAAAAGATGAAGGTGCCATTAGCATATGGCCCAAAACAAAAATTTTTAGTTAGACTAGACCAAGATGCAAACTTAGATTCTAAAGTTGCAATTACATTGCCAAGATTAGGATTTGAATTACAAAACTTAGCATATGACCCTGCTAGAAAATTAAACAGAGTTCAAAAGTTTAAGAAACAAAAAGGTGCATCAACAAAATTAATTGATAGTCAATACATGCCAGTTCCTTACAAAGTAGATTTTGAATTGTATGCTATGGCAAAACAATCAGATGATACTTTACAAATGATTGAACAAATTGTTCCATACTTCCAACCCGACTATACAGTGACAATCAATGATATGGCTGACATGGGAATTA